CCTTGGTTTCTCAATTCACAAATTCTGATCCACGCAGTTGCCGGTCGGTTGATGCAGATTACCGGCGACGAGCGCGCATTCGCCTATATGGGTGATGATGACGAGCAGGCCCCGGTGGGCGCTGGTACGCTGCTGCGCAAGTACTTGAGAAACGTCGAAGACCGCGAGAGCGCGGTGCATACGGTAGGTAAGGATAGGAGGAGATGGGGACGGCCGTTCGACCGGCTAAAAAATACTAAAAATATCGGTTGGTGATCGATGTCCACTCTTCCTGGCACGCCGCTGGTGTGGAGCCCACAGAGCGTTACTGACACGCTTGACTCGTCTACGTCGATCGCTGGCGCGATGACAGCGCTGACCAATCTGATTCCCGATCCTACAACTAAGAACCTGTGGCAATGTCGGCCCGCCGCGGCGCTCGCGGTCGATCTCGCGGCGCCGCCGCCCGCTGGCGGCGGGATGGGTGGAGCGTCGTTCATATCGGGGTGGATGTCGAGCGGGACGCGGATTTACGGCATGGTGTCGATGCTGGACGGCCGGGATCATCCGTTCTGCTATGATTATGGAACCCGGCAGCTTCTTCCGATTTCTGGAGTAGCAACCGCTAATTTGCCGCTCAGTCCTCAGCAGACCGGACCATGGACCCCGCCGCATCTGGAGTTGATCGGCGCACAGATCATTGTCACCCATCCCGGTTTTACTGGGACAGGAGGAGCCTATTTTGGGGTCATCGATGTCACTGATCCCTTTCATCCGACGTGGTCCGCGACCAACACCAGTCCTACCCCGCTGTTCTTCCCGCCGACATGGGTGAGCAATTTCAACGGCCGGGCTTATTATCTCGTCAATCCGCCCGGTGGGGTGCAGCCGGCGGCTTACTTCTCCGACGAGCTGCTGCCGCTGCAGATCACCAACCCTTCACAGATTTTGACCTTTGAGGACAACGAACCGCTCACGGTGTCGGCCGGGCTTGCGCTCAACAATCAGCTGGGTGGCATTATTCAGGCGTTGATGGTGTTCAAGGGGGTCTCTAACATCTACCAGATCACTGGTGATTTTGCGTTGGGTACGCTGGCGCGGAACTCTCTCAACGTGGCGACCGGCACGCTGGCGCCGAACTCGGTACAGTCCTCGGAGAAAGGATTGTTCTTCATGTCTCCCGAGGGCATCCGGGTTATCGATTTCCAGGCCAATGTCAGCGATCCCCTGGGGGCGGATGGCGTTGGGGTGACAACCCCATTCATTTTCGCTTTGACGCCCTCGCGCGTGTGCGCCGCCTTCAATGCCGGGATTTACCGTATCCAAGTGCAGAATGGGGCTGTGACGGTGATTCCTGGACCCGGGAAGCCGGCGGTTAACCCGCAGCAGGAGTGGTGGTTTGATGCGGTGCGAACGCTGTGGTCAGGTCCACATACGACCAACACGTCGTTGGAGCTGCCGTGGCAGAATTCGTTCTTCGTGACGCTACAGGGTGCTGGAGCCAAGATATTCAAAAGTGATCCAGTGCAGTCGAACGTCAGCTCGTTCGTTGAGAACGGCACGCCGTTGACGTTCAATTGGCAGACCGCGCCACTGCCGGACACTGACCAGATGGCCGAAGTGGCGATGGTTCAGACCACGCTGCATATGGCGTTGGCGGCGACCAAATTTCACGGTCCGTGGTCGAGTGGGTGGTCGCTTGGATTTGGCCCTGAAACGGTAGATGCCAGTAGTGTGGTTACAGTGAAGGCGGTTGACCAGCGTCTGTTCGTGCTTGATACAGTACAACTCTGGTCTTTGAGCGACGCGACAATTTGGGGGCAGTTCAACTGGGGGCAGGCGACGTGGGGCGGCAAACCTGATCCGTTGTTCCCGCGTCGCTTGGATTGGCACTTCCCTATTGTGTTTCGTCGTATGTTCATCGCGGCGACGGGAACATCGAACCGTAGTATAAAGATCGGCCGGCTGCATTTGCGTTATCAAATTCTCAATTATCTACAGCAGGACTATGATCTACAGCCTAGTTCGGCTGGGTTGTTTATCCTCGATAAGAGTCCATTGGGAGGTGGTGATGTTCTTGGTTAAGTGGTTGCTATTGCTTCTGTTGGTGTCACCTGCGTGGGCGCAAAGCAATCCTGGTTTCCAGGAAGGACAGCCACTTTGTGCCAACGCTGGCAGTCCGGCATGTCCTCTTGGACCGGGGCTCAATCAGGCGTTCATGTCGAAGCAAGATGTTGTGGCGAGTAGTAGTATGGTGCCGGACGGTGTCACGGACAATACAGCTGCGTTTCAGGCTTTGCTTACGTCGGCCGGTACGAACGGCGGCGTTGTAGCGTTGCCGTGCGGAAATTTTGCTCTACAGGGAACAACTACGCTGGTAATAGCAGCAGGCAAGAGCGTCACTGTCATCGGACAGGGATCATGTACGACCCTTTCTTTCAAAGGAGTAAATGCGACAGCCATAACTTTTGGGGATGTTTTTGGGTCGATTCGTTGGGGGCACATGCGGCTTACCACGAATGGGGCGGGCACTCATGCGGGTTTAGCAGTGACCATGTCTCCCGGTCAACCTATATTTATTGCGCAACAAATATTTGAGGACATCACACTCACCGGTGATGATTATTCTCTAGGGGCGTCTGGAATTCATTATTGGAGCACCGGGTTGGGCCTTTATGGGATGACCAACGTGTTCGTCGATAATGTGACATCAGCCGGTCCAGGTGGGACAGGTATGACTGGGGGAACAGGTGTAAGCATTTCGGGTGGAAGTTTAGCAAATCCACCTGTCGTCATGAACCTCAAGAATATAACTACTGTCCACAACACTATCGGACTTTATTACGGCCTAGCGGTTCAGGGTGTGTCTGTGGCGGCTAGTAATTTTCAATCGGGCACTTACGGGATCAAGGCGGAAGGCGGTAGTCAACTTGCTGTCGTCAACTCTCAATTCGGGGATAATGCTGTAGCTGGCATTCAGGTAGCCACTAGCGTGGGCGAATTGTCAGTTGCGAATTCCTTGTTCGAGATGGGAACTGGACAGACCGGAATAATAGGCACAGGGATCGCATTTAATATCGTAGGAAACAATTTCCTCGCTGAAAGTGCTGCAAGTGGTATAGGCATAGGGATAGCGTTGACGAATATCACCGGACCGGGGGCTTCCGCCGGCCCTGGATTTGGAAATATTGTAGGAAACACATTCACTAATCTTCAATACGGCATCACCGTTGACTCGAATTACGCCCTAGCACTTATAACAAAAAACATGCATATCGGTAGTACAACGATGTATCATATCACTGGCGGTGCGGGTATAGTGATAGATGATAGCCAGATATCATTAACGGCAAATCTTCCTGTCTGTAATAGTGTGATTTATGGGTCATTTATGACCGTTGACGATGGAGGTGGTGGTACTGATTGGGGACGTGTTTTTTGTTCGACAGCTAATAAATGGATTGGCACTAGTGTCAATTCAGCGGGAAGTACGCTTATTCAAAGAACTATCACGACGCCATCTGATGAACCTCTATTTGGACTATTGATAGTCAATAAGACAGTTAATTTTACTACTCCGGGCGGGGATACTAATGCCTACGCGGCCATTTACGGAACAAATACCGTTCGCGAAGGCACTTGGTCAAATCAAGTGGGCATCTCTGGAGTAATATCCAATTACAACACACAGCATTCTCAGGCCGACCCTGGAGGGACGGCTTCTGCTGTAGGTATAAGCGGCACAGGGATTTGCCAAGTGACAAGTTGCTCGTTTACATGGGGCGGTCTTATAGCGGCCTACGATCTATCTGGGCAGACTTCGTCTCCCCATCCTTTCGTTAGCCTGGAACTCGACAATTATGCGCATGGTGACGGCGGATTAAACCGGGTGGGCCTACAGATTGTAGCAAGCACACCAGATGGTGCCGGCACATTAAATACAGTAGGCCGTGGCATATTATTCAGCGGCAACGGAACTGCATCTACCGGGCAGTTTACCAACATGATAGACGGCGGTATTGCCAAGGCGCAGAATGCAATTCAGTTAAATGGCATGACGATTACCGGATTTGCCTACATATCGCCGGGGGCCTCTATCGATGGAGCCGGAAACGTGGTGCTTCAAAGTTTTGAACTTAGCTCTTACGATGTTGGCAGCTTGCCCCCTTGCGGACCATCACAGCGCGGAAAAGTTATATACGTTATTAA